ATCCTTTGAAATTCTCCTCCAGATTTGCGATGCGTTCCTCAAGCGACGTGATGCGCGCTTCATGCGACTCCTCGCCCGGACCGAGACCGGTAGATGTACCTACCACATCTTCAAGACGTGTAATAGCCGCGTCGTTGTTGTGCTTATATGTTGCGTCCAATCCCATATGCTTGTTGAACTCGGTGCACAGCTTGGGAATGGTGTACATCGCGCCCTCGACATTCAGCTCACCCGTCACATTTGCGATATCCACGGTCAGATCATCGACGGATATCTGATCCGCCGTCAGCTTGCCCGTCACGTTCGCCGCCTTGACCTTCAGCTCCGCCGCGTCTATCTGATCGGCGGTGATCTTTATCACCGTCAGCATCTTTATAAGCAGATTCCCGTCGCGCGTCAGACCGTATTGCCAGTCGGTATCATCCCCCTGATAATCGTCCGTCCACGCAAACCCGTTCGCCCGGAAGGTGTATACGATGCTACTTTCCTCGGGCGTTTCGGCATCGTGGAAATAATATATCACAGCACCGTCCGCACCCGTCACCTTCGTCATGTAAACACCCAGACTGTTCGCTATCATCGTGCTCAGATCCTCCTGCGTTTTGGCGGTTTCGCCTATCTTGCCCTCGAGACGGTCCGACGCCTTTCCTATGTCACGGCGCACCTGCTTTGTCTGCGAATCCGTCATACCACCCAGTGACTGATACGTGCTTTTCTGCTCGGTCTCGCCCTTGCCGTCAAGCGACGTACTACCGTTGAGCCTGTATTTCCAATTCGTTATTATGCTGTAATGCTTCGCGCCGTTTCCATCAATATATATAATGCCGTCAAGCGGATCGAGCCACGGCATAGCGGGCGTTTTTGCCGAAAACGGACGGTAAGAAAAGCCCTCAAGCCGTCCGGCAAGCGCCACCGCAACGCTGTCCGCATCATGTGTCAGCAGACCGTTGCCGGATACCGTCATACGGCTGCCGCAGCCCTCTCCGTGCGACACTGTGCCGTCATCCGTCTCAACATCGACACCGGATATCACAACATCCTTTTCCCATAAGTCGGCACCCTGATACCGCGCAGAACCGTCAAGGACCGTCTCTGCTGCCCGATACCATCCGAACGCAAGTTTACCCTCGCGGTCTATGAACGCGCAACATCCGCCGAGCTCCGCTATCTGCCGCACGACACGCCTGTATGTCAGCGAGTCGTCATCACCCACGGTACTTATCTCATAGTCGGAATTCAGAAGCTCCGACATATCACCCGCTGGCACACCGCACTTTTCGCAGCAATAAGCCGCAAGCGCAGCGGGAGTAACGGGAAATGTCAGCCCCGAAGCGTCAAAGGGCACATCGAACTTCACCATACGGTCAAGCGCCGAAAGCGATATGCTGCGCTGCTTGCGCGGAGGCTCGTCAACGGTAAAATACCCGATGGGAAGCCAATGCACCACAGCCTTCTCCCATGCGTGCGCATCCCATTTCTTCACACCCACACGGAGGAACAGCTCAACGCCCTCAAAATTCACGCCGTCAAAGCGCCCGTCGCGGTTGTCGAGCGTCAGGTCGAGCTGTGCCGCCGCAACGGAACCGATATCTATGCGCGAGCCGTTCGAGGTGTATCTGTCTACCGTCAGACCGCCCTCCCGCACGTCCGTTTCGGTGAGCTTTATCTGTCCGTCCGCGCTCGTCAGCTCGCACACCTGTCTGTAATCCTTCAAAAACAGCCGCTTTACATCGTCACCGACGTTATACATCAGTCAAAATCTCCTTCCCGCGCCTCAGCCGTGCGCTCGATTATGTCGAAAGAAAGACCGCTCCACACACCGAGCTTTGCATTGTAGAGCGGCGCGCTCCTGTCCCCCACGTAGAATTCCTTTGTGCGGTAGCCTCCCGCGTGCGGATCAAGATAGCACACCGATATGTACTGCGGCGCGAATGCCGTCAGTATGCGCGACGCCTTCTCGGTGGTTATGTTCTGCCACGAGAGCTGAAGCTTCACGCAGGAGCCGAGGCGCATCTTGTGCATCTTCGTGTCCTCGGTGCGTCCGGCATCGGAGGCGGAAACATCGTTCTCGCTCCACTGATAGCCGGACGGACAGGGAACGGACACGTCATCCACCGAGCGTATCGGATTGTTTTCGTCTTCGTAAAAATCCATATACGTCCTCCTTATTAAGTGCCGAGCGGGATCACCACACGACCGTCACGGCGGTTGCGTCTCTCGGCGGCGCTTATGTGCCGTTCGGAGCGCACCGTGCCGTCGGCATCGACTATCTGTATCACGACGTCACCCTCTCCGCGACCGCTCGCAAGCATAGCCTCATATACGCCCTGCCGTATGCCCTCAACGATCTGTGCGTTGTTTGCCACCGCAGTGCGTGAGCCCATCGTCCCGACCATTTCGGGACCCGCCTCGCGCGCGATGAACAACTGCCCCTCGTCCGGAAATCCGCCGGAGGCGTATTTGCCGCCTCTGAATGCCATGGATATACCCATAGCGCTTGCAGATGTTCCCGCTTTTACTTTCGGTGTGTCGATTTCGGGCAAAGAGCGTTTTGACCACCATGATTTAATGGTTTCCCATCCCGACTTAACTTTTTTGCTTATCGGATCGATCATGTTGTCAGTGACCCAACTCCCAATATTTGCCGCACCCGCGGACAGCCCGTTAAGAATACCATCCCACAGATAACCGCCGATCTCCTCAAAAACGGTGGAAGGCGAATGGATCCCGAGAGCATTCTTAAAGCCCTGTACAAAGCCGCTTACGAAGTCGGTGATCGCGTCCCACGCGGTATTCAAGCCTTCAAAAATACCGTCGATTATTGCTGTACCGATGTCCTTGAACCACTGCTTGGCTGAATCGAATGTTTCTTTTATTTTCTGAGGCAATTCGGAGAACCATTCCTTAAGGTCCTCCCATACTGAAGGCAGCCACTCGGTAAAGACGCTTTTGACGGACTTCAGCAGTTCACCGCATTTCTCACCCATGCGCTCGCCGAGACCGTACCAATCATAATCACGGATCGGCTGCCACAGATTCGAAAAGAACTCGAGGGCCTTCTCCGGCAGCGACGCCATCCATTCGGTAAAGTCATCCCATATATCGCCAACATTCTGAAACAAATAAATCGTTTGGTCGATAATGAGACCAGCGGCAAGCCCTATCAGGGCGCCGAGACCGGCAGTCAGCGGTCCGCCGCAGGCGCCGATTATGGCGCCAATGCCGGCACCGACAAGTGACGACCCCAAAGCCGTGAGCGACGCCGAGATCCATGTGATGCCCTGCTTGAGTGAACTGTAAATGCCGGTGACGAGCACAGGGGCACCACCGACGATCGCTCCGATGCCGCCGCCGATAAAGCTTGAACCGAACACCTTGCCTATCTGTATACCGCCGGCTGTTACTCCGAGCGCACCTGTCAGCATTTCAACCAGATTTATGCCGCTTACGCCGTTCTTTATCGCATCCGCCATCCCGGTGAATTCGATAACAAGTCCCGCAACGGTCAAAGTCAGCCCACTCACAAACATCGATGCTTTGTCAAGCTTCAGCCCAGACAGCATCTTTGCAAAATCAATCCCTTTGACAGCAGCGCTTATGGCAAGCACCACAGTTAACACATCTTTGAGTTTTTCGATCACATCGTCCACATAGTCGGTATCTATCGGCACCTCTTCGAACCTGTACGACGCACCGGAAGTGCCGTTTCCGGTACCCGACTCATTCGCACCGTTCAGAGCATTGATCTCGTCAAAGCCGAGGATGGAATTTTTCAGTTTCTTGTTCGCCCTCGCCGCGTCGTCGGTCGCCTCCGCGTATTCCTGCGACGTTTTGATGGCGCGCGTCCATGTGTCGGCTCCCGAGAGACGTGCCAGTACCTGATTGACTATGTTCAGCACGTTCACAAAGCCGTCGGTCAGCTTGTCCACAGCAGGCGCGAGCATGTTTATGATCGGTGCCGCAGCCGCCCCGAGCGAGGCGTGCAAATACCCCATAGCCGTCGCAATGGTGTCGAGCGACTTTGCGAGCCTGCCGTCTATCGCTTTGCTGTATTGATACACCTCGGCTATGCCCGTCCGGAAACCGTTCACGATGAGCGAGATCAACGCATTCATGGCGCGGTATACCACACGGCGCGTAAACATGGTCACTATCCCACTCAGCTTCTTTTTTATTCCGCTGCCGATCTTATCGGATATCTGCTTCACGACACCGAGCGTCCCCGCCGCGCCCTGCTTTATTTTCTGCACGAGCGTGAGAGTCGTCGTAAGCTCGGAGTTCGTTGCCTCGGTCTGCTCAGACGCCGCCACTCCGTTGCCCGAAAAACCCGACGGGGCAGACGGAGCACCGCCGCCCGCCGCACGGTTTGCCGCCGCGCTTATGTTCGGCATGCGTATATCCCCGACGTTTCCGAGAGCCGCAAGACCGCTCGCCATGTCGGAAAGCCTCGTCATATCGACGTCCTTGAGGCGATCGACCGCCGTGCCAATATCCCTTATGCGGTCGGCAACGGTCTTTGAAATGCTTATCTTTCCCACGCTGCCGAGCGCCGACAGACCGTCAGCAAGGTCGCGCAGCTTTGACATATTCTCCGAACCGGAAAATATACCGTCGAGCTTCTTCATCACGCGCCCGAGCGCACCGAGCGGTTTGTTCGCACCCGTAGCCGCGTTCTGTATCTTATCGAGCCGTTCTATAAGCCTGTCAATGGCGCCGAGAGCCTTTTCCGAATCGCCGTCAATTTCTATTTTTATTGTATCTATTACTTCATCCATTACCCGCGCTCTCCTTTCTCGCCTTGCGGCGTGAATTCACTCCCGCAGCCCACGAGGTCACATGCGCCGCCGCGCGTTCCATAGCGCCCCTCTCCTTCTTCTGCTCCGTCCGGCGCGCGTCGTCACGCGTGAGCGGATACGGCTCCGCGAGATACGGGTGAGCCTTTGCGGGAGAAAACGACAGCCGAAGTATCGGCGCCGCGTCGCACAGAGCCTCATAGAAATATGCGCCCGCGAGCCACGCATCGGTGTTGCGCCGCTTCTTGCGCAGCTCCTCGGCGCGTCTGTATGCACGCGCAAGCTCCGGTGCGCCGTCGAAATACTCTGCGGCGCTCATGCCTATCGAGAGATAAAACGGTAAGTGTTTATAAAATTCCTTTGTAAAGGATACGGGGACGGGCTTTACAGCCGCGCCCCCGTCAGGGGACGGCGAGCCACTTACCAGCTCGCGCCCCACTTCACGTTTCCCTCGGATTCCTCAGGCTCGTCCATGAGAGATTCAAGGGTATCCGCGTACATTTCGCCGAGCTTTGCAAAAAGCTCGTTCTTGCCCGTGAGCTTTTCGAAAATGGCGTTGACTTTTTCCTGTTTGACAAAAGGATGATGCGCAATAAACGCACCCGAGAACAGCGCCGGCAGAGTCGATACCGGCTTGGTCCTGATATCGTCGGGGTTGAACCCCCTTTCCTCCATGCGCTCTACCGTGCGGCGGGTGAACTCAAGCGTGTACTCCGCGCCGTCGTATGTAAAGGTTATCGTCTTTGCCATGCCGCGCCTCCTTATGCGGTCGCCACGGCTATGGCGGTGGAGGGAGTCACGACCACGCTCATCTCAACGGCGCTGTTGACGTCGCCGCCCTTGACGTAGCAATCGACATAGCCCTTGAATTCGAACTTGCCGTCACTGCCGGTGGGAGTGACCGTACCTTCCGACTCGGTGCCGCCGAACCAGATAGCGAGATCCTGCTCGGTGCCCTTCAGCGCTTTGAGAGTCGTGAAGTCGGTCTTTGTGTAGTTGGCATCAAACGAAAGGTTGTCGGTGTCCTCGATGCCGGGAATATATGTGCGTGCGCCGTCGGAAAGAGTCGTAGTCTCTATCTTGTCGGGCTCGCCGCCGAGATCGGGAAAGTTTTTGATATCCACGAGCTTTTCGTAGGTGCTCCCAGAGCCTTTCTTCATGAGAAAAGTCTTATATGTGCTTATAGCCATTGTTATTTACCTCCTGAAAACTGTTTTGTTCTCCGAAATGAGTGCCGTAAATCTGCCGCATATGCGGTATTTCGTCGCGTCGTCAAGCGCTACCGGCGTACACGTGAGACGCGTAAAGCCGAGAGATTCGAGTATATCGTTCACCGCCGCAAATATCGTGCGGCACTCGGCTTTCGGTCCGCCCGACCTGTTCGAGTAAACGTTCACCTCATACATCACCTCGGCATAGCGGCAGTTCGAGCCGCTGTCGCGTGTGCGCAAATGTGAAAAGTTGTCCGCCTCTTCTATGCACACGCAGGGGAATTTCGACGGCGTCAGCTCCGTCCTGCCGTAAACGGTGATACCCGTAAACTGCCGACGCAGCTTTGTTGCCACCGCCGTAAATATTTCGTTTTCGCAGTCTATCATCCGAATACCTCCGCAGCTATCTCGGATATCCTTGCGCGCATATCGCGCCCCGCTTCGTACATGGCACGTGCGGGCGGGTTGCCGTGCGTCAGCACGACCTGACCGCGCTCAGTTGTGCGTATCACTTTGCCGTTCGTTCCCGGTTCTCCGTAATAGCCCCACAGATCGCGCGAGCCTTTGCCCTGCCCGTATGTGCCGCGCACGAGCCCCAGCTCCGCAGCCTTCGGGTGCTCTTCGACGTAATGCACGCCTGTGCCGAATTCAATAAAGGCAACAGCCTGTCCGCGGGCGGTTATGGCAAGCCGCGTGTCGCTCAGCCACTCCGGTGCACCGTCAACCGTGACATCGTTCACGCCGTCATACTGTGCGTGCTCAAATCTCACACCGGCAGTGCTGATACCGACAGCCGCAAGCCGCTCAAGGAAAATGTGCATCTTGCCCGCAAACCCGTTGCGGTATTTCTTCAGCCGCCCCGCCGCAGATGCAAGCCCCGATACCTTTATCTTCATTACGATACCTTCACCTTGCTGACCGCTACCGAAACGCTCCCGCCCGAGGGCGACGGCGCTATCTTCTTGACGATGTAGTCGTAAAGCCACTCTCCGCTGTCGTTCTTCTTCGGCGGCGAATCAATGAACAGCACCGCATCCTCATCGAACGGGCACCGCTCCATGACTATCACGCGGTCGTATTGGAGCGACGTTCCGAACTGCTCCGTCTGCGCATATCCGGTAGACGGGGATATGTTCGCCCAAAGCGGGACGGGGTCCGCATACACCGCGCGCCCCTCGCCCGTTTCGTTGCCGTACTCATCCTTTATCGGCTCGCGCCTGAGAAAAGCGGAATAAAAGAATTTCGATTGGTTTATCGTCATGCAGCGCATCGTCATCTCACCCCGAATACCGTCACCGTCGGCAGCACGCGGCGAAGCATGGAATCGGGTATCCACCCGTCCTCATACTGCCGCGATATGCCGTTTTCCGAATGCGCCGTCTCTCCTTCCGCTCCGCGGCGGTTAAGAAGATACACGGCGATCTCGCATTGCAGCGATTCGTACTTCGCGGGCACCTCGTCGGTGTCTGCCGAGCGGTAGGGAAAGGCGCGGTCGATTATTGCGCGCCCCGCGACCGAGAGATAGTCGAGAAGGATCGAGTCCTCCCAGCCGGGCTGATCCTCCGGCTTGCCCGTCATCGACCGCACGAGCGCCAGCTTCTCCCGGTCTTCCATTATGCGATCTCGAACCAGCCCTTGGTCTTGGGGTTGTCACCCTCTCCGGGAGTCACAGCCACGTAGCCCGCACCGTCGGCGGCGTAATAGGTCTTGCTCACGGAAGCGGACGTGTCGGTCGAAGCGGTCGCAGTGCCCGCCATGATCTTTACATCATAGCGCTCGTCGGTGAGAGCCACAAGGTAATACTTGCGGGTGTATATGTAGTTCTCGCGGGTGTTCGCGGCGTCCTCGCTGCGGTTGTTTTTGGCTATCTGCTCGACTTCGGTGCCCTTCTTGATAAAGGCGGTCAGAGCATCGCGCTTTGCGATGTATATCGCGCCGGGAGTCGCGTCCTTCTTGGAATAGACGTTCACGCCAGCAACGGTACCCACGTAGCCGTTCTTTGCGAAAGCCTCAACATACTTGAGGTCCTCGCCCATAGCCTTGCGTATCGCAGCCATGTCCTTGGGATGAACGAGCGCATATATGCTCGCGCCCTCAAGGTTCTCGAGGTTGAACATCGACACGGCATCCGTAAAAGCGGCAAAGTCGAATTTTGAGGCGAGCAGCACGCGCTTCGCCTTCTTGATCTCGCCGTAAACGTCGCCGTTCACGGTGTTGAACATATCGGTCGCACCGTGACGCACACCGACGGGAACGATCATGGGGTCCTCCATCGCGTCCTCATCGTAGTACTTGAAGCGGTTCTGAGCGAGCTGTATCTTGTACTCGCGCTGAGTGTAAGATACCTCTATGCTCTTGGTGTTGCCCACACCCTTGGCAAGTTTCTCGGTGCCGTCGGTAGCCTTGTATATGTTGATCTTGCGGGTCATGCCGGCAGTGCCGGTGAGCGTTCTGTCGGGTTTGCAGAACTGCATAAGGTCGAGGTGCGAATTGAACTGATCTTCGACCTCGTTAGAAAGATAAAAATTGCTGTAAGGGGTGTTTGCCATCTCTTATTTTCCTCCGTCATAAATTTTTGCGTATTCTTCCGGATGCTCGTTTGAGAATTTCCACCTCTCGTCCTGCGGCATCCTTCGCAGGTCCTCAAGGGTCACGGTGCGTTCACCGGTGCCTGTTCCGAGGGGCGGACGTTCCTGCCCGCGCAGCATTTCCGCGCGCACGGCACTCTCCCTGCCGGAACTCCACGCCGCCTGATTCGCAAAGACTTTTGCTATGTTGCCGTCCGCAAGCGCCGCAGCGGTATCCGAGGCGAGCGCATCGTCGTATCCGAGAGACAGAAACTGCGCGCGATAGTCCGATACGAGCTTTTCACGCTTCATGTCCGCAACGGCGGAACGGAGCGACTCAAGCTCCTCGTCACGCTCCTGCTTTCTGCGTTCGTCCTCCGAAAGGAGCGCATTGTGCTTGCGCTTCCAGTCTGCGGCGTCCGAGTTCGATTTCGTCAGAGCCGTTTTGAGGCGCTGCACTTCTCCCTCACGGTCGTCATACTGGAACGCCTCAAGCGCCGCGATCTTCTCCTCGGGCGTCATGGTGTCGTAGCCTTCGATCTTTGTCGTGTCGATCTTCATCATTTTGTTTTCCTCCGCGTTTTTTAGGCTGTTCACTCAGCACTGTTTTTCTGTTTTATGGACTTTTCTGTCCGTGCGTTTTAAGGTAAGAAGGATCAAACCGGTGCCGCCCTCGCCGCCGCTTTTCGGCGCTGCGCACGCCGTAAAAGCTTGAAATACGCATGTATTTCCGTGCTTTTTCGGCGCACTCACCGTGCAAAAATCGTCAGGCGAGGGTGCTATGCAGTTTTGCCCGAGCAGATCTGTGTTCGGGCAACGAAGCGAGCGAAAATAATATACAAATATTATCAAGTGAGCTTCGGCGGCCCGGGCGCAGATATGCCGGTCAAAACCGACACTGGTTTGATTTTTCTTACCTTCGGTGTTCACTCACCGAAAAAAGAAAAACGGAGCCGACAGACAAATGTCCGTCAGCCCCGTTTGGCTTCTCACCTCTACCCGTTTATAGAGGTCTTTGTTTTCACTTTTCTTGTGATCTCCACAATGACGAGCCGCCCGTTTTCGCGCTTCAGCTCAACGGTGTCGCCGCGTCGGAGTATCTTTTCTATCGTCTCCCATACCTCGGGAGTTATCGGAACGCTCATCTTCTCACCGCCTCCGGATAACATCGGCAGCCGATGTGCGGCGGGTCGGGATAATCCGAAACGCGGTATATCCTCCCGTCCCTCTCGCGGCAGGTGCGGCACGCTCTGTCATCGAGCGTGTGCCACCGCCAGTATTCGATCCCGCGGTCACACAGCGCCTTTTTCGCCGCTTCGCGCGTCACCCGCACGGCGTATTCGTGTACCATGCGCGACCAGAGCCGCAGCGCGGTCTTTGCCTCGGTCGGCGCATGACGCGAGGCTACGAGAGCTTCCGCAAAGCGCGCAGCCTTGCGTTCGACCTCGTGCGAAAAGACGTATTTCGTCACCGGGTCATATCCCTCGAGAAGCTCGTCTACCCATTCCGCATCAATGCTTCCGGGACCATCCGTCAGGTCGTAAGCCCGACGCGCAATGCGCAGGAATATCTCCCGCGTCAGTCGCTCGAGCTCACCGTAAAGCGACTTCACAGAGCTTATCACGTGCACCTCGTCAAAGGACGTGAGCGCCCGCGCTTTCCCGAACATACGGATATATCTCCGGTCAAGGTACTTTATTGCCTTGTCGGTGTACTCATACATCGCCCGTTTCCTCCGTCTGTCCGTTCGCGGTCTTTGCCGCACCGACAGCCGCAGCGTCCAGCTTCCTCAGCTCCTCCGCCTCTTTTTCCGCCTGCTCCTCGGCATATTGACGGCTCAGCGTATAGGCGAGCTCCGGGTCTACGAAAAGACCGCTGTGCTCGAACGCAAGCTTGGGATGTATCATGTCGCTCGCAAGCATCGTGGTGAGCACCTGTGCCTTCTCCTGCACGTTCTCGTAATTGCGCCTCGGGCAGCGGATATCCACGTCGGAAAGCTTGAGCTTGCTGACCTTGAGATCTCTCAGAAGCTTCAGCGCAATGCGCAGAAAGCGCTTCTCCGAGCGTCGGAACATCTTCTCCACACGCTTCGCACGGCTCTCGGCTTCCGACCATCCGTCACGCATCGTCACCGCAGCGCCCGTGTCGGATGTGGATGAACCTCCGTTACGGTTCGGCATCCCGCATATCGTGAGCACCGCCTGATACATATCGTCCTTGAGCGTCTGCGTCTGCGCCTGATCGAGCGCCTGCGTCAGATAAAACGCGTCCCCTTCGGACGGCAGCCCGAGACCGCCGAGTTCCTTGACCTTCTTTATGGAGTCTTCCTCGACATCGACGCCCTTCAGCACGAGCAGCGACTGAATGAACTGCTCCACTCCGTCGAGGCGGTTCGACTCGACGTTGTTTATCGCATCGAGAAGCGGAAGCACGATCTCGAACGCACCTATGCGGCAGGTGTTCGCGGGGTATTCGATTATCGGCACCGTGCCGACCAGATTCACCCCTCGGTGGGTTATCACGCCGTCTGTTATCTCGTAATATTTGCTGTCGGTGTAAACACAGGCGAGCTGCCGCCCGTCCGTAAGCTCCGCAACGGTCACACCCATCATCGGACGGTGCCCGAGCTCGCGCGAGTATACGACGAACGCGTCGCGCGGGTCGAGAGTGTATACCGCAAGAGGATCCTCATCACCGCCGCCAGAGCGCGGCAGTATCATGCGGTACGCCGTGCCGCAGGTAAAGAACCAATCAACGAGCACGTCGTCGCTGTATTCCTTGTCGCAGACATACATGACGTCGTTGAGATAGTTTATCGCATCCGAAATGTCCTTGTCCGCGCGCGCCACATACTGACACGGCTCTGCGGTCTGATACCCCGCCTTGAACGTCACTATCTCATCCGCGCGGTTCTCCACAACGCGGTTGCATATCTCCGGGCGTATTTCCTTCGTGCGCCCCAGTATCGGCTGCTTGCCGCGCCGGTAGTCGTAAAGATACTGTATCTCCCCGCGGTTCACCGCGTGCACCGACAGCGCCGCAGCAAGCTCATCGCATATATTCCCGTCGTCTATCGTCTTGGCTCCGGTGTATATCACCGTGCGACCGAACGAAACATTTCTTCTGCCGTAAGCCATGCGGCACCTCCTCCGATGTGTTCTGCGTTCATGTTACCATGAACGGGACTAACTGTCAATATGACCTCACAATATTCGGTGAGTATCGACCATTATACGGTGCGGCGGAAAACGTTCATCTTCTTCGACCGCCCGAGAACCATGTCTATCGCCATCGCAAGGCTGTCGGGCGCATCGTCGTGCTTGTTCTTCCCGAGCAGCTTGTAGGAGAACACGTTCTGCATGAAAAGCTCATAAGCCCTCGACCGCGTGCCCGACTCGCGGAATATCATGTGCTCACGCATGTCAGATGCCTTGTCCAGTATGCGGTCCGCCTTCGCCGTGTTGGGCGGCGCCGGTTTCGTCGTCAGATTTATGTGCAGACCTTTCTTCGCAAGCGCCGCGGCAACACCGTCGCGGAACGCCGCAGTCGATCTGTTCGCCTCTATCTGCATCGCAGCCACCGAGTATTTCTCGACAGCTCCCGCAAGCAGCGGCTGAGTCACGTTCTTCTCTCCGCTGTCGTACACGACATCATGCACATAAATGTCGTCCCCGTAGCGAAAGCACACCGGAGCCGCCGTAAAGTCGCCCGCACCGAACGCAGGATCTACCGCCATAAACACACGGTCCGGCTCCCCCTCGGGCAGCACACCGTTGTAATACCGGAAGTCGTCCGGCGTAAACAGCGCGCCTTCCCTCTCTATCGGTTCTCCCATGTATTGCGCATTCCATGACGCCATGTCGTTGTTCCTCTCAAACGACGCGCGCCTCTGCCGGTAGTAATCGGACGAAAAGCCCACGCCGTAATCGTAATCGAACCGGCTCTCATCCCTCTCATCCAGCGCAGACAGGTTTATCACACGCCACCTGCGCCGGCGGAACCTCTCATCGTTCGAAAGCAGGTCGATGCGCAGCCCCGCCGGGTCTACGACAGACCACCGTGTGCCGCACCACAGTATCTTTGCCTTCTCCTTGGCACGCGGCAGAAGGTTGTTGTCTACCTTCGACCATGCAGACATCATTCTGTCCTTATTGAGCGCTTCCTCTATGCCGCCTATGAGGTCGTCCGAGATCAGGAATCCCGCACAGTCGCACGCGCCGTTCAGCGTGCCGTAAAGAGAGCGGCAGGTCAGCGACGGATACCTCTTGCGCCGCCCCATGTCTATGGTCTCGTCCTTCGCGTCCGTTCGTGCCACCGTCGCCGTCGGAAACACGTCTCCGTATCTGTATGTCACCGGGTCCGTTATCACCTCAAGCACGCCCGAATACATCGCCCCGGTTATCGTGTCCGAAAACGCCGAGTAAAGATTCGATACCTCCCCGTTCCTCCCGATTATCCATGTGAGCAGGAACATAAGCACCGTCGTCTTCCCGACACGCGGCGGCATGGATATGAACAGCTCATCAAGGCGATCCTCCGCAAGGTCCTGTATCGCATCCGCTACCTGACGCAGCACCCGCCGTCTCGGCTGATAAAACCGCTCCCTCGGCGGTCGGTCTATCTCAAGATACAGCATGTACGGGTCAAAAAAGTGCGGCGCGTCAAACAGCAGCGTCTTCCGGTACAGCTCGTAAAAGGCTCCTATCGAACTGCCGCCCCCGCATATCATCCGCACAACGTCCCGCCGCAGTTGCAAATTCGTCTCGTGCGCCGCCGCAAAGTCCGTCTCCTCAAGGTTGCGGCAGAGCTCAAACAGATCTCCGTATGCTCCCACGTCTCCCGGTCGCCGCTCTATCGCAGCTCTGACGCGCGGTATAAGTTCTTTTTCGGTCATTTTCCCTCTCCTCCGATTCTTTGAAATGAAATAAAAAACAGGGACCGTGACGCTCTCGCATCACAGCCCCTGTCGGCTTTCTCTCTCCCGCCCCGTCGCGGGAGACTTGATATTCAGTTTTTTATCTGTCGGTGTCCTTGTCAATGTTGTGCTCTTCCGACGGCTTTAGTATCGGCTCGTGCACGCCTTTGACCCACACACCGTCTTTACCGTAATGGTACTCACCGCGGTATGTTCGTTCGTTGTTCCATATGCTTTGAACAGTTGACGTAACAAAAGGTTTTCCTCTCCGTGTCTTATAACCGGCTGCGTTCAATGCATCGACAGTCCCCTGCATAGTTGCGCCTTCCGATTTCATCTTGAAAATAAAACGAACCGTAGGCGCCTCCTCTTCATTGATAACCAACTTTTTATCGACTACCTTATAGCCCATCGGCGCCTGCCCGCCTGCATATCCGCCCTGAGTTGCTTTGGCTTTTCTGCCGCCGCTCATTCGTGTCTTGATATTTTCACGTTCAATTTGCGCCACCACCGCCATAAAGTTTTCAAGAATCATTGCCGTCAATCTATCCTGCGCCGACCAATCTTCTTTTACGCTCAATATTTCAAGCCCGAGTTCTTGCAGTTTAACTTTATAGCTGTAATACAAAGTAACATCACGCGACAGCCTGTCCGTCTTGGCGACCACGATATAATCCACGGGAGGATTGGTGACCTCGCCTTCAAAAATCTTGTCAAGCGCCGGTCTGTGAATTTCAGTACCGCTGACGCCCTCGTCTATATACCAATTTACGACCTCGATCTCATTATTGACACAGTATTCTTTTATCATCTCTCGCTGAGACTCTATGCCGAATTTATCGTCTCCGACCTGTCCCGGTGTTGATACTCTCAAATAAGCAACTGCACGTTTCATAGCTACATCCTCCTTGCTACAATAGCATTATAGCACGTTTACACTTATATGTCAATAGCGTAAACGTAAAAAATCTTTTTTATTTTTGCGGGTGCAGAAGGGGCTAACCCCGCCCGAGGTTCCCGCGGCATATCCCCCACCGGTACCCACGCCGCGCGGCGGGAGCCTGAAGCATGGGCGCACGCCGTCCGGACGGCAGGAGATCGCCGCGCGGGGATCGTCAACGGCACACCGCGCGAAAAAAAATAAAAAAATTACGTTTATTTTTAATTAGGCTATTGACATTTACGCGTAAACGTGATATAATATATACGTAATCGAAAAGCGGTTATAAACCGGCAGGAGGGAGCGAGGAAGCATGAGAATGAAGCGATTGATATCACGGCTCATAGAGTGGTTAAAAGCCCACGGAATGAGCGCCGCGGATATACTCGGGTGCATCGAATACATAACGAAATAAAATAAAAAAAGGCTGTCAGCGCACCACCGCATAACAGCCAAAGACAAAACGAAGGAGGGGCGAAGAGCCTGCCTGATTCGCTCCTCCATTATAACACGGCAGGCACGAAAAGTCAATACCTTATGGAGGATTAAAAAAATGAAATCTATCAGCATCGACAACGGACACAGCACCACCACACCCGCAAAGGCTATCAAAGCCGTAGGAATCGAAGTTATCGCCCGGATGATGGACGATGAAACCCGCGAGCACGTCGCCACGCGCTGCAACTGCCGCACGGATGCGGAGTTTGTGCGCGAGTACCTGCGCCGCGCAAGACACGACCTTGTGATAGGTTAAGGAGGGCGCAGCAATGACAAACCGTGAATTATCCGCAGGCATCAAAAACGACCTCAAGACGGCGGGCATCGACCCGCACGCCGTCCGTGTGTCGGTCAGGGACGCGGGGTACAGCACCGCCGCGCATATCCGCATCATGTCGCCCGAGGTGAGCGCCGAAGCCGTGCGCCGCATCCTCGCACCCCGTGAGAGCTACGACCGCGACGAGCGCACGGGCGAGATCCTCGCAGGTGCTAACCTGTATATCTTTGTCGAGTATGCAGACGGCATATTTGACACCGTAGCGCAGGAGTGGGCAGCCACCGCCCGCGGAGCACTCGCAAGCAAGGACGAGACAACACGTATATTTGACGGGCTGTATCTCATCAACTGGGAGCGCTCCGGACGCCTGAGCATCAGGCAGCAAAACGCCGCATACTCCGGCAACGTCAATATTAACGGCTTCGCCGACCTTTGCAAGTACATTTACAAGTTCGCGCATTTCGGCTCGATCGCAGCATAATTTCACGCCGGGGCTGTTGCCCCGGCGCATTTTGAAGAGGTGAAACGATATGACCCCGCATTACTGGACCACACCCGGCGGCGCCTATCCGCTGCTATGCGCCGACATCCTGCAGCAGCCACACACGCTGATAGCAGGCACGACCGGCAGCGGCAAAAGCGTACTAATGGCAGACATAATACACACCGCATTGTGTTTCTCAAACCCCGATCAACGGCAGTTTGTTTTGATCGACACCAAAAAAACAGAGCTCTACCGCTGGCGCGACGTGCCGCACACCGCGAGGTATTGCGATACTCCCGCAGAGGCTGCGAGGCTGTTTGACTGGCTCGCGATCATCATCGACCAACGCAACGACCGCACACGCCGCGCGGGGCTGACCCTGTCCGCCGAATGTGATATCTATGTCATAATTGACGAGCTCGGCGACCTCGTGACGAGCGAGCCGCGCACGGTCAAACAGCTTGCGCACGTCGCCATGATAGGACGCTCGGCGCGCGTGCACCTGATCGCGGGCACGCAATGCCCCAACCGCAAGACACTATCCGCCGAGTTTGCCGCCAACTGCCCCGCGCGCGTCGGGCTCCGATGCCGCGACGCGGTCGAGAGCCGCCAGATCATCGGCACGGCTGATTGTGTCGGGCTGCCGCTGTACGGTCAGGCGTACTACCTGACCCCGAAGCATTACGCGCCGGAGCTCGTCGCGGTGCCCTACACCGCGCCCGCGGACATAGCCGCCCGCGTCAAGTGGTGGACAGACCAACGCCCGCGCCGCCACTGGTGGCAGAGATAACCCGCAAAGATCACCCCCGGATCATCTCCGGGGGCTTTTTTGCGTCCTGCCGTCGCTCTGTCAGCCTCCGAGCGGTCACACCTCACGCGGTGCGCCTTCTCACAAGGCGCGAGAATGCCCGCAGAGACGCGAAACGCTCAGCATATGTAAGGGATACCCCGCGCGCGCAAACGCGCCACACAGAGCGCACGCGCTCGCCGCGCGCGCTCAAGAACGCCGCCAGTCGGAACGCCCCTCACCGTTCCGCCGCACGCAGCAGTCCGAAAAGCAGACCGGAAGCCCCTGAAGCCTCTGCCGAGCCCCTTTGTGTGCCCTTTGTGCCTTTGTGCCTTATTTCTCTTCTCCGCCCGTCACGCTCTCGATGTACTGCGCCTCAAGTGCCTTTGTGTCCCTCGCGTCCCCGAGCGGATTGTTCGGAGTGAGCACAACTTCGCTCTTGTCCTGATACCCGAATTGATTCTTTCCCATAAATATCCCTGTAACGGGGTTGATTTTGCCGTTATTCATGTAGTTTTCCCACAAATTCTCCATAACTTTGTGCGCTTTTTTGATTAAGTCCACGGTTTCCGGTGGTAAACTTCTGTGTTCCAGATTATCATTTCTGATCTCCCACAGTCTGCGCCGATCCAAACCGAGCGCGAGCCCGAGACCTGCAACCGTGGGCTTTGTGTCATTGTCAGCCATAAGGGAGAAATACTCGCCGAGCCGCTTGGCGACCTGAGCAGGATCCTTCAGGTCGATTTCCGGCATTTCCATCAACTTCGCGCTGATTTGGATATACAGACGGTTGTCACCCGGCTCAAGATTGAGCGCGGCATCCGAGAGCCAGTTGTTGCGATAAGTTTTTTTGACCACAACACCCTTTGTGGCTTCATCCTTCTCCATCATTTTCCATCCTTTCACCCGCAGGACGAGAAAAATAGCGCGTCCTGACGGGATTTTCTAAAATTTTCCCGCGCGATGACGCGCTCTGATGTATAATTTTGTAAATAATCGGGTTTGTAACTACCCGAAAGAGGGGCAAAAGCGGCGAAAAAGAGGCTGTTACCGGCAGAGGTGCAGCAAGTAACGACTTTGTTGCAGAGAATGTTTCGCCGTTTTCGGCGATTTCAGACGATTTAAGCCCGTTTTCTTTATATATATATTATTTTGTTACAAAGTAACAATAAATAATAATAATAAATAAAATAGCCTATAAAGAAATATAGAAAGGTTGTTTGTTGCGTTACACTGTTACACTTTGAGGGGGTTTGGGGGCATTTCCGACGCCTTAATTATACCACATCGGGCTTGATTTGTCAAATACCCTCGAGTGCCGCGAGCATTTTTTCGTTGTCGCGCGGCATCATGTGGGAGTACGTGTTGAGGGTCTGTTCGATGTTTTTGTGTCCGAGGCGTTTTGACACGGCTACGATCGAGATGCCCTCGGAGATCAGGAGAGACGCGCAACTGTGACGCAGATCGTGGATGCGTATGCGCGGGACGCCTGCAGCGGCGATAGCTTTGTCAAAAGCGCGGGTCACGGTTTTCTCGGCGAGCGGACGGTCACAGCCGAAAATGAACCGTGCGTCGTCCGGGCTTCCGCTGCGGTGCGAAAGTAGCGCGGACACGAGCGAGGACGGAAGGTCTACCGTGCGCACCGACGAGGTGTTCTTGGGCGTGGTGACGGCATACGCTCCGCCGTCAGTCTTGCGGGTGATTGACTTTGAGATTGAGAGAGTGCACGCGACCGGGTCGAAATCATCCCATGTGAGGGCGAAAGCCTCTCCCTTGCGGCAACCGGTGACGTAAAGTGTGCGGAAAAGCAGGGCGTATGTCGGGTCGTCTACCTTTTCGATAAAGGTCCGGAACTGCTCGCGCGTCCAGAAATGCATCTCGCGCGGAGGGTCGGTGTTGCGTGGCGGCTCTACGCGGTCAATGATGTTCACAGCCTCGCAGTACCGCGCGGCGTATTTGTAGATGGACGCAAGGAAGCCGCGCAGCCCGACGCGGTAGGAGTACGAAAGTCCCGAGGCGCCCAGTGCCTCCTGCCATGCGAAGATGTCCCGCACGGTCACCTCGTCAAAATATCTGCCGGAAAAAGCCGGGACTATGTGTTTTTCGACCTTTCCGCGCGCGGTGTAAAAGGATGATTCCTTCGTTCTGCCGCGCTTGTAGTCGTACCATGCACCCACCATGTCCTCAAAGAGGATGTGCGCCGGAGAGTTTATTTGCTCGTTGTGCTTTTTTATCTGGCTCTTTATCGACTCGAAGTAATCCTGCGCGTCGCGCTTGCGGGCGAAACCGGACTTGCGCACGTTCTTTGTGCTCCCGTCAGACTGATACTCACGGTACCTGACCGTCCATGTGTCTCCGACCTTTTCATAGGATGCCATGTTTTTTCTCCTCTCGCAAAGGGTGCCCATTAGTCGGGCACCCTTTTACTTTTTTGCATTCATATCACCGCACGATGGGGTAAGTCAAACTTACCCCATCTCGGCAAATGGAGCCGATTAGAGTGGACACCATCGTTGGAATAGAGCCCATTTATCTATGACGTTATTTTATGATCTCGCAGTCTGCCCATGAAAGCGAGCTGAGACATTTGCCCTCAAATGTGATCATGTCTCCGGTGCTGATCTCCTTAAGCGCAGCTTCCTGATCCTTGCCGAACACAGCAAATATCAGAACATATGCGCCGTCTACAGTGGTCTCAAGCGTAAGTGTCGCGCCTCTGCCAATTCCGAGCACTCCACCCGCCGAAATGTCATATACCTTTGCGGTCACGCGGTAGCGTTTGTTTTGATATTTTTCATTTGCGCGCAGTTCGTTATCCTTATATGCACGGTATATTTCATCAAAGGTGACATCCTCTACATAAGTAAGCGGCGGCAGCTTGTCAAGTGTTTCCGTTTCTTCGGCGCCACATCGCTCACAGCGATATACGACCTTTCCGGCAGTTTCGCGCGTGGGTTCGGTGCGGGAATGCTCCTTCATTGCGTGCCCGAGCGCATCCGATGTGTCTGTTTGTTTCGCTTCCCCACATATCCGACAAGTTTGTACCACTCCGCCCTTTGCGCTACAGGTCGCGGGGACAGTGGATTCAACTTGCCACTCATGCTCGGTCTTTGCGATCTTTTCGGTCTTTTTGTCATTGCAAAGCGAGCAAACCCGTGTGATTCGACCTTCTTCCTTGCATGTGGCGGGGATTTCTTCTGTGACCTCATACTCATGCTTGCAGTATGTAGCGGGATTTACAAGCGCACCTATAAACGCGATCGGTATTATCAAACCGGCACATATGGCAGTCGCAACGCCTATCTTTAAGGCTTTCTTTTTCATTGCCATGCGAATCAACCAAATTATAAACAACACGGGTGTCGCAATCACCAAAAGTGCATCCAAAATGTAGAAAATTTCGCTCATGTCATAGCTCCTTTTAACTTCAGCCTTTTATTATATGTTGATACGCCACGGCTCTGCCGATAATTTGCGTATTCATTTATAAATCTATAAATCGTCATGATAATCCGCCGTTAGAACTTTGCTCTCAATTCAACGACCTTGCCGAGTACTGTTATAGGGAGTTCTTCGACCTGACGCCATGTATAAAACATTGGGTCATATTTAGGATTTGTTGATAAGAGCATAAGCCCCTCAGGTGTTTTCTGTATCTTTTTGCAGGTGGCTTGTGCCCCGTTGATACAGACAATAGCGGTTTCGCCGTTGTCAACATCAGGTTGGGCGCGCACTATAACGATATCGCCATTTGATATTTTGGGTTCCATACTGTCACCCTTGATGCGGAGGGCGAAAAGTTCGCCGTACTTTGACGCGTCATCGTCCCACATTTCCTCGTAGTCCTCAATGTCTGTGATCGCGTCGATGGGTACACCCGCAGCAACATTCCCGAATACCGGAATGCGGCGGACGCGTCGTGTACCCGACTTGGGCGGAATTTCCGGATCGTCTGTCTCATCGCAAAGATATTCAGATGTGGTGGAAAGCAAGGCGGCGATTTTATCGATGTACTCTTGCGGCATGCTTCCTCCGTGTCGTTTAACATCATTAAGATAGTAAACTTTCCTGCCGATCGTCTCGCATACTCGCGTCAGCTTTATTCCCTGAAGCTCCGCGAGCTTTTTTATTTTGTCTACATTGACCATATTTGACCTCTTCGTTTTAGCAAAAACGCCGAAATTCCTAAATAATTAGGATTGGGGCTTGACAATCCTAATTATGTGTGGTATCATGTAGCTGTCCTAATAAAATAGGAACGAGCCGTATGACAAAGGCCCGGACGGCGCCCGCGATAATGTTAAATTGATTCTGACAAAACAATTATACCATTATTGTGGCGCGCTGTCAACAGAAAACACCGAAAAAAATAGGAAAGGAACATGAAATGCAAAAAAAAGAAGGATGCATGGTCGCCGAAAGCGAAATAAAAGCGATGCTTGAACGCAATGGTCTACCGGTGGTTTGGTTGATAAGTCGGCTGCGTGAACGCGGTATAGACACTAACTCCGATGAGATGTCAAAGATATTTCGGGGCAAGCGTGCAGGGGCTAAAGTGTCGCGCATAATCACCGAATCCCTGCTCGTGATTGCGAAATACGAGAAGTGCTTCGCGGACGGTAAAGACTCATAACCCGCCGAATCAGGCACCCAAAACATCAATCATAATAATCCACAATAATGGATGGAGGTAAAACAATGATACCACTCAAAAATCAATACACATTCCGCGAGATTATTGAATATCAAAAAGCGCCGCTTGACGAAAAGATTGCGCTGTCAGTCAAAGTACTGCGCAAAATCAGCACGATGAGCAGTCACAACGTCGCGCTTGCCTTCTCCGGAGGCAAAGATTCGCTCGTTTGCGCGGATCTCTGCGAACGCTTCCTGCCTGATCTCCACTCCCGAATGCTTTGTATATTTGGGAACACGGGCGTCGAATTTCCGGAGTCGCTGAAATTTGCGCGAAAATATGGCAAAGAACACTTCGAAGACAGGTTTATCGAAACCGAATTATCGCGCCTCGCAGAGGATGAGCTACGTTACGATTTTGCTTCGCGGCTCATACAACGACTCGAGCGCGAGAATGATCTTGGCGAGGTTCTTAAAGCCGATGGAAAACTGAAGGGACAAAAAGCACTTATCGAAGCGGCAAAGAAGCGTGGTTATGTGTTGAATCGCACGAATTGCTTTTTCCGCGGGCATCCTATGAACTTTGCATACTGCCTCGAACAGTACGGCGCACCGCTTCTCGGAAAATCTGCTTCAAAGCTCGATGCGCACAGAATCAACATCGACTGTTTTCTCAAGTATTCCAACACAGATAGCGAAAAATCGGAACTGAAAGAATATTACGATACGCTGCGCGAGTGCAAATTTTCACAGCACTGCTGCAAACTGCTGAAGAAAGAACCATCTGAACGTGAGCAGGCGCGGCATGATGTGGGTGTAATAGTCAAGGGCTTGATGGCGGCGGAGAGTCACACACGAATGCTGTCCATATCGACGCGCGGTCACATTTTTGCGAGCAGCCGTCCGCACATCACCGATGAGCCTTTTTATCACTGCTCGCCGATTGCCATGTGGCGTGATGAGGATGTATGGGAGTACATACACCGCTACGACGTCGAATATTCGCCGCTGTATGATATCACCTACGAAGCGCAGGACGGAACAGTACGGCATATCGAACGCAACGGTTGTATGTTCTGCGGCACGGATATTCAATTCAAGGATAATCATTTGTCGGTGTTGCGTCAGACACACCCAAAGGCTTATAAGACGTGCATGGAGACCTTCGGCTACCGGGACAAGCTCAATCAACTTTTTAAACTCAAAAAGGATAAAAACATATTGTCAGCCATGACCGATTTGGGACGCACGGCACGGATGATAGATCAGGTCGGCGACAACCCCGCAATGCTCCGAGCGAGACCGTGTGCCTATGATGACATAGGCGAGATGCTTGACCTCAAGGGTAGCGGGATCGATGGTGAATACGATCCGGAAGAATCATAATCGAACAAAAGAAAGGAACGAAAAAATGAAATACAAAGTAGGCGATAAAGTCAGAGTAAGAGGGGATCTGAAAAAAGGACGGCGCTACCCACGTCCGGACAGATACAACCTTATATGCGAGTGTATCTCGGACGCATGCGAAGCCATTGATGAGATAATGGCGACGGAAGAATCGTAAAGGAGAGGCAAGGGAAGATGAAAGGTTACAAAGCATTTGAGAAAGGCATGATATGCAAGGGAAAACAGTATGCCGAGAACACGGTATTCGAGGAAGAATCCGCCGAGATTTGCAAGAGTGGGATGCACTTTTGCAAGAATCCGCTTGATGTGCTGGGTTATTATCCATTGGTGGACGAAAACGGAAACATGAGCGAATTTGCGGAGGTGGAAGCACTTGACGAAGCAAAAACGGATGATGGCGAAAAATATTGCACGAAAAAGCTGAAAATCGGTGCAAAAATCAGTTTCCCCGCATTAGTGCAAGCAAGTCTTGATTGCGAATTTGAAAAGACAACACAGAGCAAAACAAAAAAGCACGATAAAGACAATGAGAAAATAAGCAGATGCGGAGACTCGGCGCGGATAGGCTCAAGCGGAGACTCGGCGCAGATAGGCTCAAGCGGAGACTGGGCGCAGATAGGCTCAAGCGGAGACTCGGCGCGGATAGGCTCAAGCGGAAGCTCGGCGCGGATAGGCTCAAGCGGATACTCGGCGCAGATAGGCTCAAGCGGAGACTCGGCGCAGATAGGCTCAAGCGGAGACTGGGCGCAG